GAGATGGCTGCACCTACTTCAGTAGCTGGTACACCTTGGTAGCATGAAGCTGGTCTTTGCGTTGATAGTCCTGATCGACGGTACTGTTGACGCAGAGGCCACTAGCTACTGGCACGACATAACAAGATGTAGATGGTTCGCTGAAGAGTTAACAATACAGGGAACTATAAGACGCTATCACACACCTGTACACGCTTATTGCAAGCCAGTGTATGTAGACCCAGCAGAGGTAGTTATTTATGATTGATCCTATAACTGCTGTTGCAATGGCTACAAGTGCTTTCAAGACTGTACAGAAAATGGTCTCAATGGGTAGGGAGATTGAAGATACTCTAGGCCAAGTGGGTAAGTGGTATGGCGCTGTTAGCGACTTTAACGAAGCTAAGAGACAAGCAGAGAATCCACCTATCTTTCGCAGGCTGGTAGCGTCTAAGTCAGTCGAGCAAGAAGCGCTAGAGATGTACGCGCACGATAAGCGAATAAAGCAACAAGAGAAAGAGTTACGAGAGCTGCTGATGTACACCTACGGCCCTGACGCTTACAAAGAGTTATTGGGTATGCGTAGGAAGATACGAGAGCAGCGAGAGAAGACTCTGTACGCACAAGCACGTAAGCGTAAAGCATTCATTTGGAACGTAGCAGGCATGGCAGCGGTAGTTATAATGTCAGGTGTGCTGTATCAACTAACAACACTTATTTTAGGGAAGATGTAATATGGCCATAGAATCAGGTAAAGAAGTAGTAGACATTGCAGCAGCGTCTACAGCCGTTATGACCTTAGCAGCTTGGCTACCGCCTGTGGCTTCTTTGTTCACTATTATCTGGCTAGGCATAAGGATATATGAATCAGACACCATTCAGAATCTTGTAGGTAAAAAATAATGTCTATCTTCACCGCTCTGCTTGGCCCAGTTGCTGATTTAGCTAAAGGTTACTTGTCTAACAAAGCTGATCAAGCTAAAGCAAAACACGAAGCTACAATGTCAGTTATACAGAACGATGCTGATTGGGAAACCAAGATGGCTGAAGCGTCTGGTGATAGCTGGAAAGATGAGTTCTGGACTCTTGTGTTAGCTATACCAGTGTTTATGGTTGGTTATGCTATTGCTGCCAATGACGTAACTGTAATACACAGAGTTGCTGAAGGGTTTGTAGCATTAGAGAAGTTGCCAGAGTGGTATCAATATTTATTATTCATAGCTATCAGTTCTAGCTTTGGTATTAGAGGCGCTAGTAAGATTATGGAAATGAGGAAGTAACTTATGGCAGCTCCTAGAAACAAAGAAGACGGCGCTCCGTCACGTCCAAGACCAACGCCTGTACCTGCACCTGCGCCAACGGCTGCACCTCCTGAAGATTTAACAAACTTGTTAGTCAGCTCTTTAGACGAAAATCCTTTTGCTAGTGTTTTTGACGATCCTATTGTAGATATTCCTCTGCAAGTAAAGACAACTAATACTCCTGCTGTAGACATAAACAAGGTAATAGCTACTAATCAATATGGCGGTGCGCTGCCTTACTCGCAACTGTCCCCAGAAGATCAAGCAGTTGTGGACGCTAGACGAGCTGCTGCTGCAGCACCAACTGTTGAACCGTATAAAGGCGTAGAGCGTCAGTCATACGGAGAAGCACAGCAATTAACAAGTGCTGAAGAAGCTTTAAATAATTATCTTAATTTCTTTTCTGGTGTCCAGTCACAGATGGACGAAACAAATAAAGAATACAGTTTAACTAACTATGATCCTAGTGAGTTTGTAAGAGCTGGTTTTACAGCAGGAAAAGATGTTGTAGGAAAAGCTGCTGGCACTGATATTGTTACAGACTACATTACTAAAAATAATGTACCACTGTCTAAAGAAATTAACGGGCAAACTTATTATTTAACTACTGGTTTAGGTGAGGATGTTCTTTCTAAAACAATGGGGAAAGAATATAAAGGAGAAGGTGAGTATGCCGCTATGGGTCCAGTTGGCACTTATAGTACTGTCTATGTAAAGCCTACGTCTGTATTAGACGATAACTTTTTAAAAGTAATGGGCATGATTCCCGTTTTTCTTCCTATTGCTCTTATGACAACAGTAGCAAAGATTGCTGCAGGGGAAAGTGTTAGTCCACTAGAGCTTGTACAATTAGCTGTAGGTACTTACGATATACTTACCTCACCAGCAGCAAAAGCAGCTACTGCAGGTACTGCAAACGCTCCAACAGCTCCGCGCAATATGGACGACTTTGTTGCTTCTGGTGATGCTCTTAGTGCTTCTAGCGGTGCTGTTAGTCTCTTAGATCAATTAGAAGCTATTGGTAGTTTGAAAGAGCCGTTGTCTCTGTTAGAAAGCGCCTCTGAAGTGTCAGAGGCTAAAAAGATAATAGACGCAGTTACAGGCGTGTCTGGTGTCGATGCTGTTAAAACTGCTACTGCGGTTCTTAACGCAATGAAAGAAGTAAAAGATAGCAAAGCTAAAGCTGCTGCTAAAGTTGAAGCAGACGCTAAAGCTGCTGTTGAAGCACAGACTAAAGCAGCCGCTGAAGCCAAAGCAGCCGCCGACGCTCAAGCAAAAGCCGCCGCAGATGCTAAAGCCGCAGCAGACGCTAAAGCTAAAGCTGATGCAGACGCTAAAGCTGCGGCAAATGCTAAAGCCGCTGCAGCCGCTAAAGCTGCACAAGAGAAAGCTGCAGCAGATGCTAAAGCCGCTGCAGATGCAAAAGCTAAGGCAGACGCAGAAGCTAAAGCAGCCGCAGAAGCGCAAGCTAAAGCCGCTGCAGACGCTAAAGCCGCAGCAGATGCTAAGGCTGCTGCAGACGCTAAAGCTGCTGCTGACGCAAAAGCCGCTGCTGATGCTAAGGCTGCTGCAGATGCTAAAGCAGCCGCAGAAGCTCAAGCAGCTCGTGACAAAGCTGCAGCAGATGCTCAAGCTGCACAAGAGAAAGCTGCTGCAGAAGCTAAAGCCGCTGCAGATGCTAAAGCTAAAGCAGATAAGTTAGAACAAGAAGCGGCTGATCTTGCTACACTTGAAGCGGCTAAAGCAGCTCAAGCAAAAGCTGCTGCAGATGCTAAAGCTGCTGCAGACGCACAAGCTAAAGCAGACGCTGAAGCCAAGGCTGCTGCAGAAGCTCAAGCTAAAGCAGAACAAGAAGCTGAAACACAACGAATAGAACAAGAAGCAGCTAAAGCAGCGGCAGAGCAAGCAGCGGCTAACAAGGCGGCAGCAGAGAAAGCAGAGGCAGATAGAGCAGCAGCGCAGGCAGCAGCAGACAAAGCAGCAGCAGACGCTAAAGCAGCCGCTGACGCAGCTAAAGCAGAGAAGGACGCAGCAACAGCACTAGAACAAGAAAGACTAGCGAGAGAAGCACAGGCTGAAGCTGATCGTCAACAAGAAATTGCAAATAAAGCAGAGCAAGACAAGATAGTTGCTGAACAAGCTGAAGCTGATCGACTGGCTGAAGAAGCTAGATTAGCTCAAGAAGGAACCACAACTATTACTGATCCTGCGTCAGGTGATGAAACAATAGTTACTGGCACAACTCCTGATATGCCTCCTAGTGAACAGCCAGATGTAACGCCTATCTATGACCAAGAGCCTATTGTGTACGAACCTCCTGCAGACGCTGGCGGTGGTGCTGGCGGTGGGGGTGCTGATGCTGGTGGAGACGCTGGCAATGCTGGTGGAGATCAAGGCGGCGGTGAAGCCGAAGGCGGCGATACTCTTCTAAAACAAATCTATGAAGCTGTGTTGGCTAATGAGCTTCCTATAGAAGAATACATTAAAGCGGGCGGTAAGTTTGTTGAAGAGCTACGCGCAGGTACTCCTTATGAAGTTGTTTATGGCACTCCTGTTGAACGACCTGTTGATACACAACCGAGTCCCCCGTTAGACGCTAGTGGCGAACCAACCGAAGAACCCTCTCCTTTAAATTGGGATTTATTAAGATTCTATGAAGAGTTTGGTGGAGAAGCTGGAGACAAAGCCTTTGAAACCGCTGACTTAAACGCTGATGGTCTTGTGTCTGCTGATGAACTTAAAAACTACCAAGAAACAGTTGTTGGGGGTGGGACAGGCACAGGCACTGGAACGGGTGAAGGAACTGCAGGTACAGGGACTGCCGAAGGAGACACAGGCGCTACAGGTGGCGGCGGTGTTGACGGCACAGGTGGTTCTTCTCTGGACACAGGTACAAGCGAGACGGGAGGAACTGGAACAGGTGATGGTACAGGCGCAGGAGCAGGCGCAGGAACTGGTACAGGCACTGGCACTGGTGAAGGGACTGGTGGAGGCACAGGAACTGGTGAAGGCACTGGTGAAGGAACTGGTGAAGGAGAAGACACAGGCACAGGTACAGGTATTGCAGGCGTAGACGGTATGCTATCTCCTACACGCACAACAGACTTGTTATTTGCTGATTTGTTTAAATCTAATGTCAAGATAGGAAGCAACCAAGAAATAGCACCCTATGTTCAACTACAACAGCCATCAATAAACAATCCTTATTCTCAAGGTATGTTGACAAATCAAGACACAACAAAGAGGTTCTACTCATAATGACATATCTACAGTTAGTAAATAGTGTTCTACGCAGACTCCGTGAGAACGAAGTAGACTCTGTTAATCAAAACAACTATTCAAAACTTATTGGGGAGTTTGTCAACGATGCTAAACGAACCGTAGAAGATGCTTGGGACTGGACAGCACTGCGTACAACGCTAACAGTGTCTACAGTAGCTAATGTTTATAACTACACGCTAGTTGACTCACAAGATCGTATTAAGGTGTTAGACGTTATTAACGACTCTTCTAACTGGTTTATGGAGTATCGTCCATCAACGTGGATGAACAATGCCTTCCTCGTCCAAGCTAACATACCCTACGCAGCTCCTAAGTACTACAGCTGGAACGGTATTGATAGTAATGGCGATAGCGGTGTAGACCTCTACCCAGCCCCTGACGGTGCTTATCAGCTACGCTTTAACGTGGTGCTGCGTACAGCAGACATGACAGAAAACACTGACACAATGTCAATACCTTCGTCACCAGTGATTCAGATAGCAACAGCGTTAGGCGCTAGAGAACGTGGTGAGACTGGTGGAACAAGCGCAGCAGAGTTGTTTGCTTTAGCTGATCGTACCTTGTCAGACGCTATTGCACTAGACGCTGCTAGACATCCTGAAGAGACTATCTGGACGACTGTATAATGGCTCAACAACTACAGAACATTACAATCTCAGCCCCAGGATTTTTTGGTTTAAACACCCAAGACTCTCCTATTGGCTTAGACCCTTCGTTTGCCGCTGTAGCTGACAACTGTGTTATTGATCAGCTAGGACGTATCGGAGCTAGGAAGGGCTATCAGTACTCAACAACCAACGGAGCTTCTTTGCTGGGCAGCAGCAGAGGAATAGAGACGCTGCATCAGTTTATTGACTATAGTGGCGATAGAAGGTTGCTATCAGCAGGTAATTTAAAAGTATTTGTTGGTGATACTACGTTGGTTGATTACACGCCAGCAGGTTATATAGCAACAGCAAACAATTGGAAGTGCGTCACACTAGCTAACCATGTATATATGGTACAGAGTGGACACGAGCCGTTGATAGGCACTAATGAAGCTGCTCCGTTTACACTAGAGCGTATAAGCACACACTCGCATAGCACAGGCACTATGCCGCAAGGCAACGAAGCTCTAGCCGCTTTTGGACGCTTGTGGGTAGCTGATGTAGTAGGTAACAAGCACACTGTTTACTGGAGTGATTTACTAGACGGTGCACATTGGACAGGAGGCTCTTCAGGCAGCTTAGACTTAACTAACGTATGGCCAGAAGGCTTTGACGAGATAGTGGCACTAGCGGCTCACAATGGCTTTCTAATCATCTTTGGTAAGAAGTCTATACTTACCTATAGCGGTGCTAAGTCTCCAAGCACTATGACGCTTGCAGACACCGTAGCAGGCGTTGGTTGTGTTTCTCGTGATTCTGTACAGCACACTGGGACAGACCTTATATTTTTATCTAACACAGGTGTGCGTACGCTGGGAAGGACTATTCAAGAGAAGTCTTTGCCAATGAGAGACATCAGCAAGAATGTTCGTAATGACTTGGTTAGTTTGATTCAACAGCAGAACAATCCTATCAAATCTTTATACAGTCAAGAAGAAGCTTTTTACTTGCTTTCTTTTCCAGATAGTGGTATAATATATTGTTTTGACATGCGTGTCCCGCTGGAGAATGATTCACATAGGGTTACAACATGGTCTGGGATGGGTATTAACGTCTTTGTTCGTTGTGACGATGGTACTATTCACATGGGAGTGTCTGACGGCATTGTAGAATATAGTGGTTACTTAGACGATACAGAACAGTATCAGCTACGTTATTTCAGTAACCCACTTGACTTCCAAAGCCCAGCTAACTTGAAGTTTTTGAAGAAGTTTAACTTAACCATTATTGGTGGACAGTCTACGCCTACAACGCTCAACTGGGGCTATGATTACACATCTGATTATACAAAGCAACCTTTTATTTTTGGTTCTACTAATTTAGCTGAGTATGGCATTAGCGAGTATAACACAACTGCTGAGTATTCTGCTGCTGTTGTTATTAACACACCAAAAGTAAACGCTAGTGGTAACGGCTCTGTTGTAACAGTAGGTATCGAAGCTCAGATTAACAACTCTGCTTTCTCAATTCAAAAGATCGACATACACGCTCTACTAGGGAGACTTATCTAATGTCTAATTATACTAAGACAACTAACTTTGCAACTAAGGACTCCCTCAGTTCTGGCGATCCCGCTAAGATTGTTAAGGGTACTGAAATCAACACTGAGTTTGACAACATTGCTACTGCTGTCAATTCTAAATCTAATAAAGCTGATCCTACCTTTACAGGAACAATGACAGCCGTCACCGTCAATGTGTCAGGTACGCTAACGGCTGGCACTATTACTGGAGGTACATTCTAATGGCGAATGAGATAATGGATTTTTTAACAGGCAATCAAGATACTATTACAGGTGCTCTCGGTGGTCTTGGTAGTTATTATTTAAGTCAAGAAAACATTAAGGGTGCTCAAGCCTCTGGAGAACAAGCCAGAATGCTGTCTGAGCAAGCGGGGCAGCAAGCCAGAGATTACTCTACATTTAAACCATACACTGTTACAAGTGGTTTAGCTAACGTAGGCACTACTGCTGAAGGTGGCTTTGGTGTTAATCTTTCTCCTCAGCAGCAAGCGTTTCAGAATCAATTGATGGGACAGGCTCAGAACTTGTTTGGTCAAGTTGGTCAAGACCCTGCCGCACAACAAGCAGCTATCTATGAGCAGATCAGAGCTACGCAGATGCCAGAGGAAGAACGTCAGCGTTTGGCAATGCAGGAGAACTTGTTTGCTAGTGGTCGTGGTGGTCTACAGACTGCTCAGTACGGTGGCTCACCAGAGCAGTTTGCGTATGAGAAGGCACGTCAAGAGGCTATGGCGAGTGCTAGTCTAGGTGCTCGTCAGCAGGCACTAGCGGAACAACAGCAGGCTCTAGCAGGCGCTACAGGCTTATTAGGCGCTGGTTATCAACCACAGCAGCAAGCACTGTCGCTACTGGAAGCAAGTCAAATCCCTGCTGGCTACACAGCCGCTGGACAGCGTACTGGCGCAGAGCTTGGTGCTCAAATGTCTGGTAGAGGTATTGAAGGATATATTCAAGGACAAGACTTAGGCAACCGTCTGCAGCTACAACAGCAACAAGGACTAATGAATTTATTATTAGGTCAACAAACAAGTCCTCTTGATCAAGCTAAGATTGCTCAGATTTATGCAGCTATTGGTAAAGACAATCCTTCAGCTTCTGGTGGTTTATTGGGCAGCATTTTGAATAGCTGGCTAGGCGAGAAAAAAGAAGAGTCTACCGCAACTCCAACACCTACTCCTACAGGAGCTTAATAATGGCTAATATTGATTACGCAGGTTTGCTCACAGGCATCAGTGGACAGAACCAACAAATAGACCCTTTCTCGTTGCCTACGGCAGCACAGCAGCGAATGGCTTTTGGAGCACAGCAGGTGCAAGGAATGCAACGTGCTGGTGAAGGTTTGTTTGGTATGCCGTCACAGCAAAACCCTGTAGACATGGCTAAGACTGAGTTGGTTAAACTTGATAGGAACGATCCAGAATATCAACAGAAGTTTATTAAGTTGTTGGGCATTGCTGATCCTGCTAAGGCTGCGGAGTTGCAGAAAAAAATACAAGATCAAACTAAATCAACATCTGACGCAACTGCTGTAGCTGATGCTCTTCCTCCTCAGTATAGTAAGTTAGCAGACGCTATTCGAGCTCAAGTTCAGGGAGCACTACAGGCTGGTGTCCAAATACTCGGAGAGATTCCAGATGCTCCTAAAATTGAACAGGCATTTCTTGTTGATACAGCAACCAATACAACTGTCGCAGGCGTTGAGTTAAGAAACGGTATACCTTATAACCAAGGAACTAATACTCGTTTAACTCCTCAAGAGCTAGAAGGAAAAGCAATATCTACAACTTATGTGAAGCCATCTGCTCCTTTAGTTAGCACTGTACAAACTCCACAGCAAAAAGTTGAAGAAAACAATTTAATACGTCAAGCAAACTATGTTGATATAACTGCACCTGTGGCTGCAACGGCTGTCACGGATAAGAAAGCAGCAAACGCTATATTGACGGAAGTAGGAAAAGGTTTCGACACAGGCGGGATTGCTGATTTTGTAGCTAACCAATCTAAAATTTTACAAGGTGTTTTTCAACTAGCAGGAGTGGCTTATCCAGAATCTTTGTCTAAGAAAATTGGAGATCAAGCTATTTTAAAGATTTTACAGAACGAAGCTATTATACCAATGATGGAGGCGCAAGGTAGAGGATTTACAGATGTAGATTTAAAAAATCAACAAAACGTACTCCCTGGCTACACTCAGCCTTGGCAGTACAACGAAGCGGCAGCAACAATTAAATTGCACACAGCTGTTAATCAAATTGAAGAAAATACTTTTGCTACTCAACGATCTTATTTATCTGAAGTAACTCCATTAGACCATACTACTTTGTGGGACGATTACTTAACTAAACTTCCAAGAAGTAAAACAGTTTTAGCAGAAAGAAACGGCCTTAAATACAAAAAAATGGAAGTTATACAAGACAGTGCTAATCTTTCTCAATACTGGGTAAAAGATAAGCCTAAAGGATTTACTTTAGTCACTGGAAAAGGAAAGCAAGATGTGACTTGGGCTGATATTACTAAGACTGCCGCAGCTAAAAATATAAGTGTTAGGGAATTTTTAGCAGCTTACGAAAACCAAAGTTTAATTGTAAAAGGCATTTACTAATGGCAATAATCGACACTTCGAATGTAGTCTTCAATGAAGAAACTTCGGGCAATGGCGTTGTTTTTGATACAGGTATTGAATTTCCTAACGAAGTAATTGCAAGACTAGCTGGCGAAAAAAGAATAGAAGAGTTACAAGGAGGAGCAACGCCTCCTACGTTTTTTCCCGAAGTTCCTGTTCTTTCTGAACAAGGCACTGACGTTACTCCGAGGCCAGAGAAAAGTTTATTACAACAAGCAGGGGAAGAACTACGCTACCGTACAGCGCCTGTTGTAAACCCTGTAATGGAAGTAGTAGACGCAATGGTAACGCCTATTTATAGTTTTGGATATGATATGGCTGTGCGTGTGCCTGTTTATCTAGCTACTATGGGAGCTAAGAACTTAAAAAACTTATCCGAATCTTCTGACGTAACCGTAGACATGGAGTGGGAAGGCGGCTACGACATAGGCGTTCCTGATTTATTTAGGAACAAGAGTTTTGTTAACGATCCCGAGACTGAACAATTCTTAGACAAAGGAGGTTTTTATGCTTCTCTTGGTCTTGGCATTACCAATGCTGCTCGTGCTTCAATAAACATGTTAGGCACTGGTTTTATCAACTACGGTAAAAGAGGAGTTGCGTTAAACCCTAAAACTGGTCAGCCTTTTGTAGGAGTAGAAGGAGCGCGTACAGGCATTACAAGGTCTCTAGCAGAGTCTTCGCTGCCTACTGAAGCTAAAATAGCGTTAGCTATGGCTGTGGCTGGAGAAGTGGCTACAGCGGCTACTGGCTCAGAAAGTGCTCTTGTAGCTCTACCTGCTGAAATTGCTGGCGGTTTTGTAGCTGCCCGTAAACCCGCTACTTATTTAGAAGCTGCTACTGGAATTATGAAGTACGCAGACACAGGTGTTGAGGTAGTAGGTAAGAAAATAATAGACGCTTTTGATGCTAAGTTTGGAGAAGACGCGGTAACTTTAGCTCGTCAACGAATTAGAGGAGAGAGTGATAGCCCGTTAGAAGCTAAACTAGCTTTAGAAGCTGCTGACGATGCTTCTGTTTTATCTATAGCTCAAAAAACAGATGACTCAGGAATTCTTACTTTAGAAAGAGCGTTAGCCGCTGAAGACAGTATTTTTGCAGGTTTTGTAGACGATCAAGTTGACCAAGCTCAGTATTCATTAGCGCGAGAATTAGAAACTTTAATGAAGACAGAAGGCGGTTATTTAGATTGGACAGCTTTAAAAGAATTCTTGCCTAAGATACAAAACGACTTGGTAGCTCAGGTAGACGATAGAGTTATGATTGAGACAGAAAAGCTTGCTAAGCTTTTAAAGATTTATGATGGCGATGTTACTAAAATGTCAAAAGAGTTTGAGGAATCTTTTAATAAAATATACGCAGATATTAAACAACAAGAAAGCAACCTATGGCAGCCTATAAACGACTCTGTAAAGATACCAACTAAACCTTTAGTAGATGCTGTTGAAACAATTGTTGCTAACTCTAGCTCACAAGCAGTCTTACCTGCTGAGGAGTTTTCCAACATTCTAGGAAAAGGTGTTGCCCGTACAGGTAAAGGCTGGAAGACGTTTGAAGTTACTCCTGATAACAAGAAGAGGTTAGCTAAAGCAGGCGTGAAAGTTAAATGGCCTGACGCACCGCTACAAACTATGGAAGCTCCTCTTGTTCTTAGAGATTTAAGAAGCAAGCTCAACTCTATGGCTAGAAGTGCAAACGCAGCCACAGACCCTACTTTTCAGTATAATCAGAAAGCTCTAGGAGAAGCTCAACAAGCTGCTTTAGACAATATTACACTAGGTGTCGAAAGCGTTAATCCTCAACTTCGTGAATACTATTTAGCGGCTACTGCTTTCTCTAAAAAAATACATGATACTTTTACTAGAGGTACTTTTGTACCTAAAACTAAAAAGGCAGTTAAAGAGAAAAAACTAGAGACAATGTTAGGCGGCCAAGCAGCCAAGCAAACTGACATGGATATTGTTGCTAGAGAGATGGAAGAAGTCTTTAATTTAGCAACTTCTAACAGCACAGCTGCTCAGTCTAACGCTTTAAAACAGGCTGAAGGATTTCTTCTTGCTAAGTTTCAGGCTCAGGTAAACCCCAACAAACTAGAAGATTTTAAGGCCTTTGAAACTGCTCATTCTTCTTGGATAGAAAGATTCCCAGCAGTAGGTGAAGCTATTAAAGCAGCTAAGAAAAAGGCTAGGTCTCAAGGAAAAGTAGTGCAAAATGCTGAAACAGCAGCAGAAGTAGCGCGTCTTGACGACTTCTATGGAGTGACGAACATGACGCCAGAGCAGGTTATGGATGTTATTCTTAAATCTTCAAGTCCTATGCAAGTTTCTGCGCGGTTTCGTAAGCTTTTAAGCACCAACAAAGAAGCTCTTTCTGTATTTAAAGAGCAGATTGCTAATCGTGTGGTTGCTCAATCAATGAAAATTGTTGATTCGCAAGTAGCAGGTAAAGGCAACGTAGAGATTATTGATCCTGTTAGTTTTGAAAAGATTTTAAAAGAGTTTAAGCCGTTGACTTCTGTGTTTAACACTGCCGAGCAGAAAGGTTTGGAATTATTGCTCAGAGACGTTAGTAAGATAAGTAAGTCTTTGTCTGCTAAAAGAGGCTATACAAGAGTAGAAGCGTCTCAAACAAGCCCTGCCTTAGTTCTAGCTGCTAAGTTAGCTGCTTTAAAAGGGGTTAATTTATTATTTGGTTCTTCTTCTATTGTGTTGGCTGGTACAGCTTCCAACGCCGCTACTAAAGCACTACAGAACTTAGGAGTAGAAGCGTCTAGTAAAATTCTAAAGGAAGCTTATAAGAATCCAGAGCTTATGAAAGTTCTTCTTAGTGAGGATATTACAAGAAACCAGCTACAACTTTTACAGTCAGGTAAGTTTAAAACAGGTCGTATTATTTATAACGCCTTAACAGAGAAGGTAACTCAACAGTAAACAAAAAAGCCCTATAGAGTGTTCTATAGGGCTTTTGTTTCATACAATGTACAATGTTAATTATAAGCTACACTATCTCACAAGCTCCACCAACACACGCCAACTCTTGAGAACCTGTTGTATTATCTTCTTCTTCAAAGTACTTCAGGTCTTCCCAGTCAATATCTACAGGCATAGCCGCTAGTAGTTCCTTGTACTTCTCAGCAGTGATGTCTTCATACGGAGCTTGCTGATAAATATGATCACTCACTGGCAACAAGCTAATACCACTACAGATGTCAAAGTTCTCCCATATCCACTGTGCTACTTGCAAGAACTCGCTGTCCGTATAGTACACAGTAATACTTGGCTTATGTTCACACCAGAAGTTCTGATAGTCCTTCCATAGCTGTAGCTGCTGCATAGCGCCTACTTGCTTAACTGTTGTACCGCCCTTCGGTGCTTTAACAGGGAAGCCAAACACCAGAGACGCTTCGCTCATCACATCTTGTTCTACTGGGAAACCCTTTGCTGACATAAACGCTGCAAGTGGGTCTTTCTTGTCTGAACGAACCCTGCGAATGTAATACTCAGAAAAGCGAGGGTGAATGCCAGAAGCAGAATCGACAAGCTGAGAAACAGTACCACTTGGCTTAACGCATGTAATAGCCGCAGACTGATTGATGCCAAGTTTAACAGCCCACTTCTTGTTAGTTGCCACAGCCACATCTCGTATCTCCTCCAACCACTTAGACAAGTCTGGAGAGCTTTTACCTAATAGATAATGATCCATAATACCTGTCATGCTAACGCCCAGCAGAGCTTCTTCTTCTGTGTTCTTCTTCCAGCAGCTACGCAGGTAACGGAAGTCTGTCAGAGTGGCTTGTAACGTGCCTATGATCGCTGCTACTTCTGCCTTAGCCTTCAGTGTGTCCAGCGTGTCTTCTGCGCGTACAACGATCTCTGAGAGGTTACAGAACTGGTTAGAGCGCAGGATGATCTCAGAGCATGGGTTAGTTCCAAAGTCTTGATCAGCGTCTCTACGTCCGTTACGGGCTGCAATGTTCTTAGCTGCTATGCGGCTGAAGATACCACGCTCACCTGCTTTGCTTTCGTACATGCTCTGCATCTCTGACAAGAACGATTCAAAGTCTGGCTTCTCTGTGTAGGCTACAGAGTTGTTAGCAAGCCTACGCTGCCCTTCTGTGTCCCACCAGTTGCCATATTTAGCTTTCGCCATACGCGGGTCTGACAAGTTAGACAAGCTAATCAATGCTGATCTACGCACACCGCCGACCACTACAATGTCCGCTATTTTACAGCAGATGTCGTGACACTCGATGCTCGTGAGCTTACGTCCTGCGGCCTTCTGGAACATACCCACACAGAAATTGAACAGATCAATCAGCGGATCAGGGCCGCTTGCACGACCGCCAAAAGTCTTCAGTCGAGCGCCAGCAGGTCTAATCTTGTGCATGTCCCACTTAGGGATTTTACCAGCATACAACAGGCTGATTAGTTCACGAAACGCTGAAGCCCAGCCAATCTTGCTGTCGCTTACGACAATGACGCTGTCTGTTGGGTGGAATGTCTCAGCCACTACAGGGAGCTTGTTAATGAAGTTACGCTCTACGCTGAAGCCTACGCCTGTGCCGCACATAAGAACGTACATAAGCTCGTCAAAGCTACGCGGTGAGTCAATATGTAAATAACTACAATTGAAGCCTGCTACGTTGTCCTTAGCTAATGCTGGCCCTGCTGTCATCATACAGCGCATGGACGGCATAACATCTAAGTTGTGGATAGCGTTAAAAAGCTTTAGTGCTGTCTTGTCGTCTAGCTGACCACGATCAACCCAGAAGTTTACATAGCGGTTGACTGTTTCGTCCCAGCGCTCACGACGTTTCTCTTCTGGCATCCAACGTGCGTAGCGACTCTTGTGTATAAACTGTTGATACTGATTCATTATACTTCCTCTTGTTTAATATTTAAGTCTAGCTCAAGTTATGCTTCTGGCGGTGTAGTCCAGCCTAGTTCAATTAAGCGTTGGCGTATCCTTGCTCTGAGTCAGCCGCGTCGATATGTATTGTTTGTTTAGTTTTATCCCAGTGATTCATTATTTACCTCCTCCGCAACCTTCAGTATCACAAACAGGAAAGTTCTGACAGCCTAAGTGTTCTTCCTCGTTGTAATCGTTTTCTTCATCACCGTAATTAAGCCTTACAAAAAAATCATTATCTTCTACGTCAAGTGCTAGTTTTTGGGAAATAAGACCAGACACCTGAAGAGATTTAAGAACATCCTCGTAATCTACATCATCTCCAAGTAACCACGCTAACTCTTGTATCGAATTTGAAAGACTAACTATTTTCCAAGTTGCCTTGTTAATCCCCATTATTTATTCTCCTCTATAACCATCTCTGTCAATTTCTGTAAGTACCAACCAGCTTTCTTTAAGTCTTCTACCTGCTTGCCTTTGTAGTCATAGCGCCACAGGTACTTCATGCAGTTGCCTTTGAGATAGCCTTTGAATGCAACACTGGACATGGACTCCTCTATTGCATCAATACACTCTATGTTGCCTGTGTTGTAATGACGCGGTGCTGTCACCATGTCTTCAGCTTCTTTCTCTGCTTCTGCTGCGTAGCTATTTAGTGCGTTTGTTAGCAAGTTGTTCTCAATAGGTGAATGCTTCTTACGCAGTGCGTCCCACATTTCTGGTGTTGTTGAGTTAATGCTCATCTTCAAAATCCTCTACTAATTCATAAAAATTATCGTTTATTCTATCTGAAAAAGCTGCAACTATTTCCTTAGATGTTAGCTCCAGTATCTCTACTAACGTAATCTCGTCCAACTGTTCCATTCTATCTAGCAGCTCATAATAAGTCAATGACATTGCTAATCTCCGTAGCGTTGTTGCAGATAGTTTATACTAACTGGTAACTCGTCACAACCTCCGTTGGCTACTTCATTCAACATCCAGATACCTGCCCAGCTTCCGTTGGTCTGTGGTGTCAAGTAGTCTTCGTCGTGTCTGTAGTAGATGCCAGCAAACAAACCAAGCATGTTAGTGCCATCTGCTTTGCGTCCGTAGGCTATGTCTCTGTCTTGGACGTGTCCCATAACACAGCTCATGTACTTCTTAGTTAACATCAGCTTGGCACTGCTGACAGGTCTGCCCATGACACCGCTGGTGAAGTAGTGGCAATAGGCTATGCCGTCAATAACCACTGGCTGTAGAAACGGTATAACTTCCCAGCCCATCTCTTCAAGCTTCAAGTCTTCAAACTTCAACAGACCGTCTAACTTTGGGTCAGACTCTACAGCGCGTGTGATGCGGTTCTCGTGGTTGCCTAGTGTAAACACCATACGAGGGTTCCACTGCTTCCACTTGTTATGCTTCAGACGTGCCTGCTCAGTTCGTATAGGCTCTAAAAAGGCTTCCATGCCTGCTATACCTGCTTCGATGTCTTTGATGTAACGTCTACCTTCAAAGCTTTTCTTGCCTACGTCATAGCTACTGAGGCTAGGCATGTCCCAATGATCGCCAATGTGAATAATAACTTCTGGCTTCTTCTCTGCTGCGTACTGACCAGCCCAGCGAAGATGATCGACAGACTGGTCTGGCTTTACTTGTGTGTCTGGTATCACTAAGTGTTTAGTCATTGTATATACCTTCTGCTAAATACCAAGTGACGCACGTTCTATTACATGAAGTACAAAGACGAGGCTCACCTTGTTTAGCAAGACCTAGGTTTTTTAAGTCAGGAAGTCTTCTGCTAAAACGTGCGCGTTCTTCGTGTTTGTCCCCACCTACCAGAGCAGCTAACTCTCTGCTTGTGAGTCCTTCGTTCTGTGACAGCACATTATATACAAAAGAGCGCTGTGTATCTAAAGCGCCAGACTCTAACAGCTCACGTGCCGCTAGTCTGCTAGTAACTGGGTCTGAGTTTCTTGATAGCATGTCTAATTGTTGCATTTCTTTTTCCTTCTTAGTCGTTCTGCCGCTGTTTTGTCAGCATGGCATTTGTAACACAGCACTTGATAACCCTCTATCTCTAAGAACATCCTGTTGATGTAAGTGTTCCAGTCAACAAAGCCTACTACTGGATCAACTACAGGGTTTATATGGTCTACTGCTGCATTGTTTCGTTTGCGCTTATTTCCTTCAAGTGGTGGCAATGTAGCTGGCCCTAGCTTGGCGCAAGAGGCGCATTTGTACACACCTCTGCTGACCCAAGCCTTCTTCTTAGCATCGTGCTTAACGCCCCACTTACCATGAGCGCCGCGCAAGGCTGAGATTATGAAGGATTTAAAACGCGAGTCTGTCCATCTTCCGTTATTGACTGTTTTCAAGTTGTTTCCTTTTTTTGTATTCGCACCACCCGTTTATATCTTCAAAACAACCTTTTATGCTTAAATCTCTAGGCTTCCTCCATTTTTGATGGGCGCGGTGTCTTGGAGCCCATTTAAAAGTATAAGGAGAGATAAAAAAATAATCTCCTTTGTGGTGAAAACAAAGCTGCCCATTGCCGTATGGATACACTTTACTTTTTCCTAGACTGTTTAAAGTGTTTATAGCATCCTGTATGATTACGGGGTCTGCGTCTGTTGTGTTGTGTATTATGTACTCGCCTACTCTATTAGTCATTTTTAAACTCCCATATTTGGCCTTCGTAGCGTCGCAGCCACAACAGTCTGCCGTTCTCTAGGACACGTTCCTCACTGCCTAGCATCTCTACACACTTGTCGTAGTAGTCCTTCTCTGTCTTGCAGTCCTCTAGCAGCTTCGCTGACTTCTTCTCTCCAATGCCGTGGATGCCTATGATGTTATCAATGCGGTCACCCATCAGTATTTGACGATAGAAAAAGTTTAAGCCTTCTTCTTTGGTTACATAGTACTTACTGCGTTTTACAAAGTTGTAATGCCAGCCTTCTATTTGGTCGAAGTCCTTGTCTAATGACACCATGATGGCTTTGTCGCCATACTTGGTAGCAGCTATAGCAATAGCATCGTCTGCTTCTTCGCCTTCAGTTACTACAGCAGCCCACTTAGCAATCATGTGGTCTCGTAGCGCCTGTACATGCACTGGCTTCTCTTTGTCTTTTCTGTTTGCTTTGTACTCTGCTGTGACAGCGTACTCTTTCCTGAAGTTGCCTCTACCAGTTAGATAGAGGACGTATTCAGAGTCTTCTTCGTCAGCTCCTAAATGTAGGGTTAGAAGGTCGATGATAAAGCCGTCAAGAGTTCTGACGGCTGTGCTTTCATCTTCTGAGTTACATGACCAGCCTATGCGGTAGGCTAAGATGTCAGCGTCAATTAAAATCACAACGCTTCTTCCAGATCAGCCTCTTTAACTTCTGGGCCGCCGCCGTAGATGACTAGGTCAGTGATGACCAACTTCATCAGCGAAGGGCTACGTCCTTGTTGTCCTGCTGGGTTCTTCCAGTCGTAATAGCCAATTACAGCTTTACCAAGGGAGCCGTTACCTACTAATACACCTTTGATCTCTTCACCGTTTTTGTCGTAAGCACGAATGGGATTCTTAGACTTTACAGTGATGTAGTCACCTTTTCCGTCCTTGCGACGAACATTGATGCCGCGCATCTCTAAAGCATCAGCAGCAGCCTTTGATAGGTTGACTAGGTCAATCTGATACTTGTTAGACATACGGTTAGGCTCTTGCATAAAAGCCCAAAAGATTTCGCAGTTTAGTGTTACTGGTTTTAGTTCTGTCATGGTTTTTGCCTCTTTGTTAAATTGATAATATTATACTACATTTAGTGGTTTTTGTCAATGAGTCTCTGCCCAGTTGTTACCTATGTTATACTCACCGTCCAGCGGGCAGCGCAGGTTGAAGTGTTCGCCTGCTTGCTGGATAGCTCTTACTGCTCCTTTACCTACAATGTGTGCAAATGGTTCTGATGTTTCTATTTGAAATTCATCATGTACATTCGCAACTAGCTTGTGTGGTATCTCATACATTGTCAAGTTTTTATACAAAATAATCAATGCTTGTTTCATTACAATAGCACCAGCACCCTGTAGTAGTGTGTTGAGTGCTGCGTGTTCGCTTCTGACTCGCAAGCGTCTACCGTCTAGTGCTGGCAGTGTGCCGTAAGCTGCGTGTCTTGCTACCTTCTTGCGTAGCTTGTCAAGTGCTGGCGTGTTGCGTAGGAATGAGTTTATAAGTTTATCTCCTTCCTTGTAGCCGCCACCGACGATCTCACCAATCTTTGCAGCACCAGCACCGTACAGGAAGGCGTAGATGAATGTCTTAGCTTGGTTACGATCTGTTAAGCCTGCTGCTTTCATGTTAGCAGTGTGTATGTCACCGCTCAATATCTCATTAGTGTAGCCATCGTCCTGCATGTAGTGTGCCAGCATACGCAGCTCAAGACCACTGGCATCTATACCAACCAACTTGTTTCCCGTATCGACAGTCCATAGTGACCTGCATTCCTTACCATACTCTGCACTTACTGACGGCACTTGAGCCATGTTGGGGCTGTGGTGCGTCATACGTCCTGTTACAGCGCCGTTGGTGATGACCTTGCCGTGTACCCTACCGTCTCTAACGAACGACAGCCACGAGTCAATCTGTGCTGATCTCTTCTGAAGCATTAAGTATTCATAAATCATACGCGCTTCAGGCATGTCAATCTTTTCTAGCACTTTCTCGTTGACTATAGTAGCTCCCTTGTCAGTTGTTTGTTTAAACTTAACACCAACAGCCTGCAATCGTTCTGCTATTTGCTTCCTAGAACCTACGTTGAACTCAGTTATCTTGTCCTTCAGTTGCTTTCCTGTCTTCTCTGACCATCTCTCCTCCACTATCGGTGGAAACACCTTCTGCAGCTCCTCCGTTATCTTCCCCATCTTGTGTGTTATGTTCTGATAGAGTGTGGTGGCTCCATCTACGTCTATTTTGAAGCCATTTTGATGCTGAACCTCCATAATAGTGGCTACGTTGTGTTCTAAAACGATACATTCGCTACTAAACTCCTCTTCTTTTAACAATTTAACAAGATGTTTATACAGCTTCGTTGTCAAAGCTACGTCTTGCTTGCAATAGTCAATCATTTCATCAGATAAACCACCGTCATAGTCACTGAAGTCTATCTTTTCGTCGCCTAAACGCTTGCCCCAACTGTCTAGGCTGTGTCCACCGTCGAGAGAAGGGTTATACAGGCGGCTGAGAACCAGTGTGTCAAGTAGTTTATTGTTATGTATGTGTAAATTCCACACCTTCTCAAGTACTGGCGCGTCAAAGCCTATGATGTTATGACCAATAAAGCCAACAGCGTCACTAATCAGGGGAGCTAGTGTCTCAGGTGCTGTGTGAACTACCATGTTGCCTGTCACTACTTCCTGAGTTACTACGCACCAGATGGTGTCGTGCTTTGTGTTGGTTTCTATATCCAGCGTAATCAACATAATATTGCCCTGCCGTAGTTTCTGTGTTGCTGTG